GGTAGGATCTCCAGGGAAAGTAGGAGCGCCCATTGACTGAACGTTCATGTTTGGATTGAGGTGTACAGTATTGTAAACACTTTCATTAAGATTGTGGTAGTGGCAATACTTAGACATCCAAGATAACTTAGACTTCTCAGTGATACCAGTAGCCTCCTCAATGATAGGTGCCCACGTCTTTTGTACTTCAGCCTCATTAATTAAATGATTTGAATACATTTTGTTTTTTGTTTTTTTGTTTGTTTTATTAATCAATCTGTAGCTCTTTGCTTCTTAGCTATTAGATTTGTTATTTATATATTATAGTTCTTTAGTTTTATCTACCGATATTGAACTTAACCTTACTGATTAGATCAGCAGCAAATGATTCATTTACTAACGGTTCTTTTTGGGTGGTAGCCTCAGCAGCAGTCTTACTCTCATTAATTTGTTCTAATTCAACCTGAGATGGTCTTAAATCTCTAGTTGACCAGAAATTATTAATTGCATAAGGAGTACTTAATGTATAGAACTTAGATTCTGCAATGATTTGAGCTTTACGAGATTCTGATAGAGCTTCCCATTTTGCAGTATACTTTTCAGGCATATCGCTGATAAAGTTTAATTCTCTCTTCTTTTCAATAAAGCATGATTCCCAAATGTTTTCAGCCTGTACGGTTGACATAATTGGTTTTACATTCATTGATTCAACAATCATTTGTTGTTTTTCTTCAGATAGAGAAGAGAATTCATTTTTCTTAGACTCAGAAAGGAAGTTCATAAAGTGCATTTCTGATACAACTTTTGTTTTTGCTTCAGCTTTTGCAATTAATTTATTTAATGCTTCTTCAATTGAATCTTTATATTCTTTCTTATTAGACTTAGTTTCTTCAGAGTAAGATTCACATGTTCCTTCGTGAACCTTTTCACATTTTTCGCAAACGCCTTCTTCTTCAGAAACAGATGATTCATTAATAGCAGTTCCAGAAACACCGTTTACATTTTCAGCGATGTATTCAGAATATTTAATGCTCCTTGATAAACCTTCTGCTAAATAATTAGAATATGCAATATTTTGATCAACCTTTTCAGCAACATATTCAGAATATTCAATTCCTTTTTCAAGGTTTTCTCCTAAATAGTTTGTATATTGGATTCCCTTATCGGCTTTTTCAGCAACATGTTCAGCATACTGAATAGAGTTATCTAATTCTTCAGCTAAATAACTAGTGTAACTCTTAATCTTATTTACATTTTCTGCTAAATAGTCAGAATAAGAAATACTCTTATCTAGGTTTTCAGAAAGATACTCAGCATAATCATTTAACTGATTTACCTTTTCTGCAATATGTTCGCTGTATTTAATAAGTTTCTCAACGATTTCAGAATTATCTGAATTGGCGGATTCTTTAACGTTATTCAATACACCTTGAACGTACTCAGTGTATTTTTGAAAATCCTCAACGGTTACAAAATTTTGATTTTCCATTGTTGGTTCTTTTTTATCTTCTGTATTTTTAATTTCTTCCATTTCGTAAATGAATAAAGTATTGTCGTCATCGAATCCATAAGATTCATTAACTCTTGCAAGTTCTGCATTTTCAAATCCAGGATCTGCTACAAGATCATAAGTAAAGAATTTCTTAATCTTTACCTTTCCGCTTTCATCAACGGTTCCAGCAGCACGGCTTGAAATATGAAGAGGAATACCATCTTTAATTAAAGCTTGGGCTTCCTTACCTTTAGTAGTATTAAGTAAACGAATTCTTCCAATAACTTGTTTATTTTCAGAATCATATTTTAAAGATTCTACTACATGTGATACATTAGAGAGGCTAATATCAAAATCTTTTGGGTGATCCAATTCGCCTAAAAGCTTATTTGTCTTTACCTTTTCTTGAAGTTCATTAATATGAGGTAAAACTTCTTTTTCCTCATATATTCTATTGTTCTTATTACGAACTCCAAATTCTGTAAAAACGCCTTCTAATACGACTGCACCATCATCATCTGTCTTAAACGATAGATTAGATTGTGATCTCTCAAGAATTAATAGTTTTTTTCCTGACATCTTCTACTTGTTATTTGATTTATATATTATCAACTTATAAAGTTTTTATCCTAAACCCGCCAGTGGATCCTCTTCAATGCCACCTGCATCCTTTTCTGGTTTAAAAAGTTTTTTGTCGGCACCTAACAGAATCTTTTCGATATCCTCTTCAGTGTACCCTTGTGCCTTTAAGTCAGAACGTTCTTTAGCTCTTTCATTTGCTTTTAGATCATCCTGAGTAAATCCACCATATCTCTTAATTAGCCATCCTAGATCAAAATATGGTATTTCTGTCATATTTTCATCCATTGTACTTAATTGAGTTTTCATATTACCAATAAAGTCAACTCTTTTTGTTTGAAGTTCCATTTCTTTCATTTCTTCAAACACATTATCCTTAATATATCTTAATGCCAAACCAGCCTTAAAGGCCACATCGTTTTTAAGTTCTGGGTGGTTAAGACACATTTGAAGATATGCAGGCTTAATAAGAATTTCCTGGAAGATTGATCTTAAACGATCAATAAATTTAGAAAACTTAATTTCATCTCTTAACATACCGCTTGCTTCCATATCATAAGTATTTCCACCTTCCTTATCAAATCGTGAAAATGGAATCTTTGATGCAAGCTTTAATTTATCAGCAAAGTATTTAAGTGCTTCAGTATCCCCTAGATCAGGACCATCTCCACCGATAGTACTAATTTCAGGTTGTTCACCATCTTTAGATGGTAACCAGTATTCTTTATTAAACGGCATCATTGGTTTACCGTTAGTTTGAATTTCACCGCTCTCGTAATTAAAGTCTACTACTTCACGGTATGAATTCATTAACTGTGCAAGAGATTGTTTTGCTCTCGTTTTAGATTTACCACCAACTGGGATAATAAATTGTGTTTTGAATGACGCATTTGAAACTGACCAAATAATTCTGGTAGTTTCCATAATTCTTAATAGGTTAAAGGAACGAATAAGTCTTTCTACGTATGATATCCTTTGTGGTGAATTAACCTGAGAATATGAAAGGTAAATGATTTGAGAATCCCAAAGTTTTCTTTCCTTTGGTCCACCGCCTTTATACTGAACCCACATCTTTTTACCAGTTTCAGTATCAAGACCAGGCATTAATGATATTGGATCAAGTTCTTTAAATCCAATGATCTCAGTTTGCTTATCATTATAAACAATCTCAAATGCAAGATATCCATCAACCAACCATTTACGGAAATAATTCCAAGGTTGTACTGCATCGTTAAAGCCAAAGTAACTATAGATATTATTATAGATATCTCCGATCTCTTCTTCTATAGAATTACTAATTTCTCCATTAAACTCTGCATATGCAAAGTAATTACTTTTATCAAAAACTATTGCTTCATCTGTAATAACATCTAGGATATCTTCAATTTCATCCTGAACGGCAAATGTTCTAAGTTGTTCTCTTTTCTTTTCATAGTCTTTATCAAAGAATGAAATATTCTTTTTAAGACTTGTATCAGTTAAGGATAACGCGGCAAATGCAGCATACATATCGTCTGCATCAGATCCCATAGGATTCATTGTATATCCCATAGCATTTTCGGTAAATCCTACTGCTCTGGAATTACGAATGATCATATCATCGTATGCCATACCTAGATTGGAAAGATCCTTAAGAATCTTTCTTACCGGGTTGGAATCCGTCAGAGGACCTCGCCTGTTTGTAAATCCTGCCATATTCTGTAGTTATTATGTTTTATATATTCTTGTAATATAATGCTTGCGCCTGATTAATATCTCCACCGAAGAAATTGTTATCATCATTAACCGCACCCATATACCAATCTTCATATCCTATGATTTTAGGATCCTTCATTCGATCTAACCTGTACTGTCTAATTGCATATGTTAAGTTATATTTTCTACCTAATGATTTTTTAACAGCCTCGTAAGTAAAATTTTTATTGTATGATTGTTTTGCTATTTCTCCAGCAAAATTAAATTGAGATTTAAAGAAAGATCCAAATGATTTTATGATATCCTCAATAAAAGGTATTCTTGCATCATACGGTAGGTAATGTAAATTAATACCAAGTTGATTAGTTCTTGACCCAGGTACCGCACCTAAACCAATTACAATAGGAAACGTATCATAAAAGTCTTCATCTTCAGTAAAGTATCTAAAAGTATACATTCTTCCTTGATCCAATACTCCTGTGCCTTTTATTCCTGCTGCTAATAAATCATTAGAGGATGCTTTAGAAGCACGAGCCTGCCCTTTATTCTCTGCAATGTATAAATCTAAATCATCTGTAAAATTCCCTATAATCATCTTAGAAAAGGTTTGAATCTTCAGTTAATAACATAACCTTAAAATTTCTTTGGGCCGCAGCCTTATTAAGAGCATCAGCTTTACATAGATTCTTTACATACATTTCATAAACATATTTAAAGTTTTCAATTGCTTTTTTGGTCTTAACTTTAGGAGGGTTTGGTTTTCTTAACTGTTCTTTTGGTTTTATTTCAACTACATACTCCTCAATGATTCCATCCTTATCCATCTTAACATAAAAGTCTGGATAATAGTTATGAAACTTTTTGTCTAAAACATTAAAGTATTTAATTGCAAACGGTTCAGATACCCAACTAATTACATTTTCATTATGATCACACCAATGACAAAATTTTCTTTCCCACGAACTTCTATATATGATAGGTGCAGGACCTATATACTTTTCAGGGTGATGCGGTTTATAATAACCTTGTTTAAATCCTGACTTTACTGTTGGTTTGACATTTTTTATACTCATAGGTATTATACTAGATTGTATAAATCCCTTCGCTATCTGCACTACCGTCAATTGATACGGTACCTGCATACTTCTTAGGATGTAATTTGTTCCAGCCTTTTGCAAAACCTCGTTTTGCAATTTCAGTAAAATATGCAAATGCATTTTCACTTTTTTCTGGATCAAAGTTTCTCCAATAACGATAAAGATCCATATAGGCAAAAGCAATACAGTCTTCTCTATCGGCAGGATCTCTATAGGTAAGTTTAGTAGAACATTTATCTGCTAATAACATTAAGAACTCTAGAGCCTTTGGTGTTAATTCATCAAGTTCTTTTGATTTACGTATTTCATCTAAAAGATCTCTATTATTTAAGTAATTCCTTTTTCTCGGCATAACCTGAACTATTTTTTTATTATATGCAAAAAAAGCCGACAGTTTACCTGTCAGCTTTTTATATGAGTTTTAAGAATTAGAGCTTAACTTTAAGATCTTTTTTCTTAGCGATATGTTCTTTATCGTTTTTAGGATCTACGAATGTTAATAAATCATTATCTCCTAAAGAAGCATATTCTTCAGCATTAACATAAACCTGAGTATCTACTTTAAATCCTGATACTGGGTTTTCAATTGTTGCCTCTACAAAACCATTATCTAGGTATTGGTTTTTAGTTTTTTTTTCAACTATTGAATAAGTTTCCTGAAGTTCCTTTTCAAATTTAGTAATTTCAGTATTGATAAGTTTTAAGGCTTCTTGTAATTCTTCAGAGTTACCTAATTTATTAATTGCTTCGGTAATACTACCTTTCTTTTCTTCCAAGAAAGAGATCCTATCATTAATTTCATTTCTCTTCTTATCAGTAATAGCTTTTTGATTTCCTTCAGCAACTAATCTTTCAGATAAGATAGAAGATGCATCATAGTTAATAAATTCTTTAATCATTTTGACAACCTCAGTTGCTGATGAATAAAATTTCATTTCATTGATTTGCATTCCTAAGTTAACCTTATTAACCCAAACGCCTTCCTCAACAGCAATAACGGTTAAGAAAAGATTTAAGAATTCAGTAGATGTAATTCCAGTGAAATTATCCATTTCGTGTAAAAGATCTACATTCTCAAAGAATTTACATACATTATCAGTTTTCCACTGATCTCTATATCCAAAGAATCTAGTTGCAATTAAAGATTCTTTTAATTCTACAATACTTGCATTAGTAAGATCAACACCACCTAAGCTTAATGTACCTTCTTCAATGTTATATTCTAAAGTTTTTCCATTTTCAGAAAAAGTAACTAATGAACTACCATCAAGTTTAAACATTTTTAATCCTTCTAAAACATCGAAGAAACGTGAATCCTTTACTTCAGTTTCAGAAATCTTGCCTTCATTAAAGATATAATTCTTTCCATGTAAGTGGAATGTTAATCCTTCTTCAGATTCTAATACAGGAGAAAGGATCTTTCCAATCTTACCTCCATTATTAGAATATGCCTTTTTATCAGAAGAAGCCATTTCGTTTAGAATGTTCTTACATTCAGCAGACCAAGGATTCTTTACGGCAATTGAAGTAAACTTAGATTTAATATCTTCAGATGATTCTTTTAAAAGAGATTCTAACTGATTAGTTAAACCTTCATAAAGTTTACCTTTTTGTGCAGATGTTCTTTCAATAGCCTCAGCAATTCTAAATGACCATTTAGAAGAATCATATGAAGCCATAATGTAACTTCTTAATTCTCTAACTGGGTTTAACCATTCAGAAGAAGAAAGATCTCTATGAAGAGTTTTTGCAATCTTATATTTAAGAGCTGGGTTAACATTATTTTCAATGTCTTCGCTAATTATTGAAATACCTCCGCTCGAGAATCTCATTGGAAAATATCCTAAAGAAGATTCTAAAATACCAAGAGCATTTTTAGCAGAATAAGAAACTCTTGATTTGTCTTCTCCCATTTCATTTAATGCATTAATGGCTTTCATTACATTTTCGTATAAGCCTACAAGTGTAAATTTCATATTGTTATGATTTTTTTGATTGTTTTCAGTTGTATACATCTGAGTAGCGGCTTTAAATGCATTAATACCAGATAATGCCAATTGTTGCGGTGTTCCCATACCTACCAAGATTGCTAAAACTTGACTATCTGATTTACCGCTTTTATAAAAAGCTGCAATAAGATCAAGTAATTGCTTTGGTGGGTTATTAAGATATGGCGCATCAGTATTTATACCATATTGCGGTTCAATACTACCATCCGAATAGACTTGAGTTTGTCCTTCATTAACTGCTTTACTCATATTTGATGATTTTTTATTTGTTTTATATATTCTAAGATCCTAAAGTTATTATCCTTCATCGTCCTGTGCATTTCTATATTCTTTACTTGCCTCAGTCTCCGTATCGGTGTATTTTTTCGTATCTGGATTAAACCCAGCCGAGGTAGTTTCAGACTCTATGTAAGGTCCTCCTCTATTAATATCATTAGGATTAACATATTGTTGATTTGATATGATACTTTCTGGAGCAACCTTTGCAAGATTATCAACGGTATACTCAAACTTCTGGAATACTCCACCAAAGTAGATTCCTACATTACCATCAGCTCCACATCTAAATAGACCTACACCTTCTGCATTAGGATTAGATTCCATAGCAGCTCTAGTTAATTCAGCAATTTCATTAAGAAGAATACCATTTTCAAAAACAGGAACGAATGATTTAACCTCAAGGTCAAATGTTACATTAAATTCTTTCTTGTCATTTAATGCAAATTCAAAAAGTCTATCCTGACTAAAATCTTCAGGTACAGCCATACTTGCCTGGATTCTCATTATGCCTAAATCAACATTAAATAATGTAGTCTTATAAAGCTTACTTAAGATTGATTCAGTTGCCTTTAACATCTCAAGGTTATTTGAACATATAACAGTTATGCTAAATGTCATAGTTAAAGGAAGAAAGTTAGTCTCTAATGAAAATGTTTTTAACAGACCATTCCACTCTCTTACAAATTCGCCTCTTACAAATTTATTTGTTTGACTGCCAGAATCTATTGATATTGAACTAAGCTGTAAAACGCCACGAGGTACAACTTCATAATCGCCATAAGCTTTACCATCAGCAGCTGCATCATATATGAAATTATCCATTAAGAATCTTTCATTACCTGTAACTGAGTAATAGAATGGGATATTTATTTTTTGTAGAGTATCCTCATCTATTTGGTTATAATAGTAAACCTTATTTCTTAATTCTGCAAGAGTAGCAACCATTACATATCTTAAAATGGTATTATCCTTGTTGAACTCCTGATTATATGCTGACATTAGAAACGATTATTTTCAGTATATTTATTTAATGCTTTCAATTGTAAACTCAGAAAAGCCAGCATCTTTAGTGATTTCAAGTTTCTTGTCAAAATATTCGCTAGGTAGAACGGTGTGGTTAATTACAAAGGTATTAAGACCTATCTCTTGGATAGTTTCATGAAGTATATTTATAATATGATAAACACCATCAGAATCAATTGAAGAAAAGATTTCATCCAGGAATAGAATATTAAGACTAGAGAATCTAACTTTAATCATTTTAATTAAAGCCATGATAATTACAAAGTCCACCTTTTTCTTTTCACCTGTACTTAAAGTCTTAGGACTTATCTCTTGACCTAAATGATGAATGGTACAATTAAACTTATCATCAAACCTAATGCCAAAAGGTATTCCCATTTCTTTGGCCATTACAAGAATATTATTATTGAAAGATGGAAGAATTGATCTAACAGCAAGATTCTTAATGCCATCATCTCCCATAAGATTTTCAAGTATACTTAAGTAATAGTCTTCACCTTCGCTCTTAAGTTTTACATTTCCCTTTTCTTCTTTCTTTTCTTTAAATTCCTTTATCAATTCCTTAAGATGACCAGATGATTCATCATCCTTTTCTGCTAATTCTATAAGTTCATTCTTAAGAGTACTCATTGTTGTTTCAAGTTGACCAACTTTTACATGAATTTGTTTACCCTGTTCCCTTAGCGCAGTTAGAGCATCATCTATTTGAGTAACCTCAGACTGGATCTTTTCATACTTTGCATTTAAGGTTTCTAAAAGATCTTCTTTTTCCTTTTTAATATGTTGATGAAATTCAGAATCCAATGGAGAGTTACATGTTGGGCATGTATTATTTTGATAAAGTTCTAATCCTTTTTTAACGGCATTAATCTCTGACTTAATTTCAGATTCTTTCGATGATTTAACTTTATACTTTTTATCATTATCATCAATCTTAATCCTAGTCTTATCGTTTGCCTCCTTTAACTTTTTTCTAGTTTCATTAAGATCAACTAACTTTTTCTTGAGTTCGGCAACTTTAGATGCATCCTTTTCTTTTGATGCTTCTTCATACTGCTCTATCTTTAATAAGACAGATTGTATTGATTCTTCCAATGTTCGGATCTCATCATCAAATGTTCGGATCTCATCAATAATAATCTTTCTCTTATTCTTTACCAATTCTCGCATCTGATTGATTACAGAGAAACCAAAGATCCTATCAATGATCTGTTTCTTATCAAACGGAGACATGGTAATAAATGACTTAAAATCATTAACCGATAAGATAATAACATTCTTAAATACATGGTAAGGTATTTCATAAATCTCTGTCTCCAAAAATTCTTGTAGATTTGATTTACCAGCAACATCATAATCTGTACCGTTTATTGATACATTAAAGATACCTGGTAAAACTCCTCTTTCAATTTCAATTTGATTACCTTTACTTTCCAACCAAATTTTACCCCAAAGATTATTATTTACACGGTTAGGAAGATCACGTAGGTTAGCTCCTTCAACCCTACCATAACATAGAAATGTTATAACTTTAGCTAATGTACTTTTACCGGCTCCATTTCCGCCAAGAACCAGATAGAGATCGCTCTGCTCTTTATCAAACTCAATTACTTGAGTTCTATTTCCATAACTTGCAAAATTTCTAAATTCTACCTTAAGAATCCTCATAAGAAGGTGTTAGTGTTTGTTTATATAAGTCAGATACTGATTTAATAAGTCTTTCTTTTAAGTCATCGTCATAATTAAGACCATTTATAAAATCAGCAGCAATTGTCATTAAATTAAATTCACCAGTAAAATCAGAAGACTGTACATCGTCATCTAATTCAATTGGGTTTTCTTCGTCATATATTTTAGGTTCAAGTTTCTTGGCATATCCATCAAGAAAATCCATAAACTTATTAATGTTATACTTTCCTAAAACGTTAGATGGAATATTAATATCAACAAAATTATCTTTAATTTCATTAAGTATATCCTCCATACGCCTCTCTAGAATATCATTTATATAATACCGAATAAAGATAGGTGATCTCTCATTCTGGATAAATTCATGATTACCAGTCTTAAGATCTAGCAGATAAATTCCTTTGGTATTTCCACGGTCAGATCTTGTCATTTGATATGGATTACCAACAAGAATAAAGTTTTCCTTTTCTTGTCTGTAATGAATATGACCAGAATAAACTCTCTTAAATCTTTTAAATGTACTTAAATCATTTCCGCCTTCATGGAGATGTTTAGTACTAGGACTGGTTTGTACTCCTTGTGTTTCAGTATGGCAAAACATATAGTCAACCTTTTTCTTTATAGATGCTAAGGTTTCCTTTTCATGTTCTGCATTTCTTCTCCAAGGCATAAGTAAACATGAAACTCCATCATATTCAAGTATCTTAGGTTCTTTGTGAACAGTAACATTTGGAATATATTTAAGGCAGTCAACCGATGCAATATCATTTGAGTTCTTTCTCATAATATCATGGTTACCTACAATGATATGAACCTCTGGAAATATCTTTGATAGTTCTTCAAAAACTCGTATGCCTAAATCCTGTGCAGCAAGATTTAAACTTTGGCGGTTATCAAAAACATCGCCTAAATGAAATAGTACATCTCCTTTCTTATACTCCTTTTTAACAAGAGGTATGAAAAAGTTAAAAAAGTAATCTTCAATGATACTAAGCCAAAGAACAGAATTTGATCTACATCCAAGGTGGGTATCACTAATCATCCAAATTCTACTCATATTAAAAAAGTTTTCTTATCTTTCGTTTTTCTAAAATATTGTACTTATCGTCTAGTTCTTTAATTAGCTCATCCTTAAATTTATTTGATAATGAGTTATAAAACTTATTAGGAAAAACATCAAAATAATCTGATATGACACTGAATAGATCAATCCTTGTATAGGCAGATCCTAAATGTTCAATAACATAAAAGTATATCTTATTAATTTGAACTTTATTTAATTTCTTAATCACGCCATCTTTTGTGACCATATTAAGATGTTCAAATTCGCTTCCACGAATAAGAGAATCAATTTTTGTAAAGAGCATCTTATAGTGCATCTTATCATCATGATCCATATCATCGCCGTATGTATTGGAAACATTAAACGATATTCGGTTTTCAGACGGATCTTGTTCGCCGTATGAATTGTTGAAGATTTTATCGTGTTGCATAATTATTTTAATGTGTTATGTCATCAGTTTCAGTAAGTCTCATATTATCATAGTTTATATTAAATCTACAGCGACTGCCTTTTCCTTGGCCATCTCTAATCTTAAGAACCTTTAACCAATACTCACGATTTGCATGCATTAAACTGTCTTGGATCAATGCATACATTACATCGGCAGTATGAGCAAGACCTGCGGATTCAGCAATGTTTTCCATTTTGATTTCAGTAGAATCCCAGGCACCACGGTTAAGCTGTGTAGCAGATATTACTAACATATCTTTCTTTACCGCCAATGCTCTAAGATCTTCAGCAATTTGCTTAATCTTCATATAGGTATTTTCGGTATTAGGATTACGATAATTTGATAAGATGTTAATATAATCCACTACGAGTACATTAACTTTATGATCTTGTGATTCTTCTAATTCTTTAAGATATGCTTCAATATCAAGAACTGAACCTTGTGATGTTGGAAATTCCTTAATGAAAAGTTTACCCGGCGGTAATAAGCCTCTTGATATCTTTTCTAATCTGCGTTTCATAAAGTCACGGTTAACAGATTTTTGATCATACTCCATCATTGGAATATCTAATAGGTTAGAACCAATTCTTTTAAGAACCTTTTGTGCAGACATCTCAGCAGTAATGAATACCACATTATGGCCCATTCTTACAAAATTGGCAGCATCATTTGATAACCAAATTGATTTACCTACGTTTTGTTCACCTGCATATATTACCAATGATTTAGGATCATATCCACCGCCTGATACATTATCAATAAATGTCCATCCAGTTTCAAGTTTTTTATTCTTTCTCTGTATGTGGTGTTCAGGATTAAAGAAGTCTAATCCTACATCAGAATCAAAGTTAAGAGATCCTTCAGAAGATATCATACCGATTGCTCTGGTTACAATATCTTCAACATTATCAGGTGATACATCTTGTGTTTTTACATACTCAATTGTTTTAACCAATTGCTTATCAAAATGTTTCCACTTAATCCAAGATTCGCTGGTTCTTTTTAACCAATCTTGATCATATTCATTAATGTTTATTGAATAAACAGCAGAAACAATATCATCAGAGATTTCATTAGGATCATCTTTAACCAATGCCTTCATTTGATCCTTTGAAGGTACTTCACCAAATTTAGTATGAAAGTCTTTTGCTAATTTTGCAATATGATCTACATCACTATTAGAAAAGAAACCTGGTCTTACCGATTTAAGGTAATGAGGTTTCTTTATAAAATAGTTAAAGAATATTTTTTCGTGATCTACTCCTGAATACATGTTTATTTTTTTATGAAGAATGTTGATTTAGTTTATTCATACGGATTTATCAATACCTCGTATGTGGTATAAGCAGAGGTAGAATTAACTTCTCCTATGATTTTATCAGCAACTAATCGGTTAAGTACTTTAGCAGTATGTTCTTCTGTTAAGTTATATTTCTTTTGTAAAGAAACATTAGTAAACTTAATCTCTTTTGCAACTTTACCACAATAATCTCTTATTAATTCAAAGATTACATCCTCAGCATCAGGATAACCTGGTAAAGTTGTGTGGTTGCCTAATACATACTTAACCTTAAGTTTAGCAGTATTAAGCGACTTCTTCAACATTATCAGAAAGTATTTCGGTTAAGTTTCCAAGATCTACATCGTCAGTTCCATAACAGAACTTAGCATTAACAATAGGTTCTAAACGATCAAGTACTTCTTGAGTAATTACTCGAGGTGTAAATAATTCATTAAGATCAACCAAATCATTTAGGTGAGCGACTGCCAATTTACGAGCAGTTGCAGCAGGTTGGAAGTAAACAGTAATTTCTTTACCTTCTTTATGATAAACATGTTGACGACATTCAGCTTTACCTGCATCATTTAGTTTTTCATATTGACCTTCAGTAATAAATCTTCCCTTTTCAATTCCGCAGTTATCCCAGCTAATATATTCTTCTAATCCAATATAAGGATTCATACCTTTATTAAATGAAATGTGGAATTTAATTGGAGATGGTTTTGCAAAACGATTCTTATTAGGTTTTGCAGTTACTACGATACCAGTTTGTTCTGTTCCTTCTTTTAATTTAGCTTTACTTAAGAATAAAATAATTGAGGCTGCATACTCAGGACCAGTTCCACCACCTGAAACCGTTTGTGAAAATAAGTCTTGTGTTTGGTATGTGTGGTTGGTAAAGATAAAAGGAATCTTACAGATACCTAATTTAGTCATAAGAATACGGAATGCAGATTTCAATAGTTTAGCACGAGTCATATCTGCTTTGTCAGATCCACTTTTCGCATCATCAATTTCTTTTTGTGTAGCAAGGTTACCAGCAGAATCTAATGCAATTAAGATCTTAGGTAATTCTGCTCCCTTATTCTTTTGTTCAATTAATAAGTCAGTTAAAGCAGTTACAGAACTTCTAAACTCTTGAACAGTATTACATGGTTCATAACGGAATTTTTTAGGATCAATTCCAAACTTTTCAACTAGGTCACGATCTACGGCATTTTCAGAATCATAAAATACGATACTGTAACCCATAAGTTGAGCCTGTTTAATTGCATTAAGAAGAAGGAATGTTTTACCTGTTCCTGAAGGGCCTGCCAATGCAACTGCTCTGTTATTTGGATATCCGCCAATAAACGAGCCAGTTAAACATGCATTTAGATTAAAATTGCCAGTAGGGATAAAGTGATCAATCTCTGATACGGTTGATTTGTCCAAGGTATCTCCGTATTGGGAGTGTTTTGACATTTCCTTGTTTAAATCGTCAAATGAAAATTCTTTACTCATATTCTTTTATTTTTATATGCAAACTATTTACTATTGTTTAAGGTTATCTTATTTTCAAATATAGGCTTCCAGTATTTTGAAACCACATTAGACCATGATAATTCTTTGGTAAGTTCACGGTATACTTCCTCTATATAGTTATTGAGCATCTTAGGATTTTCATTAAGTGTCTTAATGATTTGAATTGCTTCTTCGGTTGTATTAAAGGTTCTTATACTCTTAAAGATATTAGCAAAACCAGTTTTTGTTGATAAAACTGGGATTTTACTAAATGCAGCTTCGGCTATGCCATAGGGACCTCTATCATTTAGACTTGTACATATGTACATATCAATATCATCATACATAGTATGAGATTCGCTTAATGACTTTCCATGTATAAATATGGACTCACCACCTATTCCTCTAGCTATCTGATTTAACCAATTAGGTCTTTTTATTTCATCCCATCCTGGGTTAATAAAAGGTAAGCCATTTAATCCTACTCTTTGTATTTTAGTAATATCTCGGTTAGGACTAAATTCATTAGGATCAACGCCTGCAATTACTAATGAAGAATCTATTTCATATTCTTCTTTAAGCTTATCTTGTAAATCTTTACCGGCAGAACACCAAGTAATTCCTTCTCTTTTAATGATATTTTCTCTAAAGTGAGAACTAAGATTTGGTAATGACCAAATTGCACATATCATTTTTTGATATGCTTCTGGCGGTAAGCCTTCTATAGTGGATAATGTACCATTACCTAATATGATATCAAATTCACGCCAGCCTTCATCTTGCCATAAGGCCTTAACATCGTTTGGATTATACCAATTAAAATGAACAAATTCATACTCGTCAGATAAAGAATTACCTAGACCAGTATGAATTCGTCCTATAGCCCAGCCGGGCTCATTATAAGTTGCTATTCTGGTTTTTTTTTCTCTTCTACTTTAGAATCAGTAGTAGGATACATTTTTTCAAACCATTCTTTAGTATATAATTCTGGATCTTCAATTGTGTACCAACCTTTATTTTGAGTTACATGTAAGGCTTCTCTAAAATACTTTTCATATTTAGGAGCGATAGCTTCAAGTGAGAAGTTTTCTCCATGCTTTCTACAATCAATTGGTTTAATTTTTCCAGCTTGGCAATCTCGTGCAGCTTTAACAAAATCTTCAAATGAACGACAGCGATATCCAGTTACACCATGTATATTATTTTCAGCAAAGGCGCCCCAATCGGTTGTAATAGTTGGTGTACCACATAAAAGGTTTTCAATTTGAACTCCACCAAATGGTTCTACATACATAGAAGGTAAGAATGATGCAATAGCGCCTTTCATTAAATTCTTTCTCTGCTCTGCATCTACATAACCAATAAATTCAACATGCTTTGGCCAAGGATTCTTTTCATAGAATTCATCACCAATTTGCCCAGCAACTTTAAGTTTAGCTCCAATTGCTTCGGTTGCTTGAATTGCAATATTAACTCCTTTACCGTCATAAACACGACCTACATAAAGGAAATAGTCTTCCTTCTTAGTAGAATATTCAAATTCATCAAGATCAAAGTAGTTAGGAATAACCTGATCATACCAACTTTGTCTACACATACTAACATTACCTAAACCGCAATAAGCATGATAGATGGCATATGATTCAAATATTTTGAATACCGACCACATACCACCTGCATAACCAATTCCAGGTTCAATAATACATAAGTCATTATGAGCATCACAAATAGGACGAACGCCTGATCCCCAAAATGGAAGAATGATATCTCCAGGTTGTTTACGTTTTCCTATTTCTTCAATAGCATTTTTATAGAATGTTTGGTATGCCTCATCTTGAGTATTATATGTAAATAACTTACTCTTATAATCATGGCTTCCATAAACCTTATCCCAAACTTCATTTGTGATTACTGTAACATTTTCATTTGCATCAGGATTAGAATCTTTATGACCATAGTGCATAATGTAATGGCCTCTGCTTTTCATCATTTTACAAAACTTCCATGCTTTTTGAGTATAAGCACAAGCAGTAAAATCTTTAGTAGTTTTAGTATGAGGTAGGCCTAAAACGTGTATTCTAAATTTTTTGTCCTTCATATTTTATAGATTTTTTTATATATTTGTCTAAAATAACGATGTAGTATAAATAAGATTTCGGTTAAATGCTTTAAATCCCATTGCAGTTACCACACGGTTAATTGGATCAAGTATCGTTTTTTCAAATTGTACATCATAATCAACTTGAGGCGCAAATTCATAAGGATATTCACCAGGAGCATATGCAAATACCTCACATGATTTATCAGTTGAAAAGTACATTTTTAATTTTTCGCCGTTACCTAAAGGTTTATATTTACCTTTAAGTTTTATGTTATTATTAAGAAGATAATTATGATACCCAGCGGCCCTTACACCGATTGGGCATTTAGGACCAATTTCAAATTGTTCATAATCATTTATGATATAGTTTTGGTAATTATTTACCTTCTTAGAAAAACTGATTTGATCAATGTTTGCAAGTTTAAACTGTCTCTTTATATCTTTAAGTAAACTTGCAAATTCTTTCATATTCAATTGATTATTAGAGAATATGTAAGTTAAGAGTTCTTTTAGTTTTTCTCTAGCAAATTGAGGTGTTGATGATTGGATAATTTCAAATCCTTTTGCACTAATCTTACTTAATTCATCATAGTGAATATCAGGATCTTTCCAAACAATATTTTGCATATACTTTTTCTTGGCAAGCCATATTGCATTTTTAGCAATACTCTCCAATTCAAAACTTAAAAAGTTTTCTGCATTGTTATCATCAGCATATTTTTGAAGAATCTTTTCAATATAGTCAGCCAATCTAGTGTTATAGAGTTTAAGTATAAACTCCTTTTCATTACCAGTCCAATCTGACTTTTTAATTACCTCATCAAACTTAACATAAATAGAGTCAGTATCAATATAGATACCTACCGGGTTTTCAATTTTACCAGTAACAGTGATTCCCATCTCCTTATGGGTTTCTAGGTCTTTATGCCAAAATTCCTTAAAGTACTTATTGATTAGCTTTTCAGTATAAAGAATAGCATCCTTACCCTGAAGAGTAATAGTTTCTGCAATATCAACATTGAAGAAATAAAAATAAGGATTACCGAATGCGCCATAAATTGAGTTAAGCATTAACTTAACAGCCTGTTCATAATTATAATACTTGGATGCCTCCTCCTTAATCTTAATTAGTTCTTCAGTCATATTTTATTTTTATATGAAACCTTCTTAAAAGGTTTAAGTATTAAAAGTCAGATAATGTAAATCTTGTAACATGTTCAAGATCACCTGGATGATAAAATGCAGGTGTTTTTAATGCTACAAAAAACGTAGTAGGCTGCATAAAAGCCATTATAGCATCAAATGGAATATATGAATCATAATCAGGATTGTAGGATCCCTTATAAGTACTACCAGTTACGGGTGAAGTATAAATTCTTGATCTATAAAAGAATTCCAATTCATTAATTAAAGATTCTACATATTTCATATCATGATAGTATACAGCATTACCTACTATCATATTAAAAATCCTTACGAAATATGGGTGCTTAATACCAGCCTTATTAACATAATCACCAGACGTGAAGAATGGGCCTCTGTAATTAGGCTCATCATAAACACCATATTTACTTAATGCTAAACTTAATGCACTTACTATAGGAGTACCTGGTGCAAAAAGTTCAATCTTAGGTGGCAATTCATTAACCAACATATCATCTTCAATAATGATAAAAGGCTTTCCTTCGGCTAATCCAATTTTTAGAGCTTTAATATGAGAATCAAAACCGTCTTTATATTCGTTGATAACTCCACTTACACGATGTAACTTTTCATTGGAGAAGCCAGAAGATCTCATAACGGAAAGGAACTCTTCATTCCTTTCCGTTTGAGAATCTAGATTGATATAATAGATATCAGTATTTAGTATGTCAAATACCATAGATTATTCTTCATCAGTTATTGCAACAGCCACAGTGAGATGAGTGTTGGTATCTAATGAACGAAATACTACTTTATTTTCACAAACCATAACCTTATAATTTTCTTTATCTAATAGGTTAAGATACTTTTTATAGATAACAACTTTTGCGCCTGCATCTACATTTGATTCGTAAGTATGACACAGTGTAGCATCGTATGAAGTTCCTTTAATACCTACACCATCAGTCTTAAGATATACGGTAAAAGTATCTTCATCCTTATCAAGGTTGAATAAAGATTTCATTTTATCCACATGAGTGGTTAAAAGATCAAATTCAAACATTTTGTTATCAGTACCAAATGCACGATCAGTTTCTTCCTTACTCATTTCCATAAATGATAATGAAGGATCGGTACAAGCAAGACTAATCTTAAGATCATTATTCTCTAGGATAAAATCACTGGCCATTAATTCTCCATCATACTCAGTATAACGAATACGACCTTTTACTTCACCGCCACTAAAATGAGATAGGGCATCAATTACTTTACTCCCGTTATAAAAACTTACTTTAAGTGGTGAAGTAATCTCCGCATCAAAGATATCTTTAGTTGGAGTGTTAACTAATTTAACCGCATCGC